CTCCTTGTTTTGATGACTTGCAGAGTGTTTATAGAGGGTTGAAAGTCTTGAGTCCTCTCGATCATCAGTTTAATTTCTTGTTCGTCTTCTGATCTAGATCCAACTGGAACGCTGTATCTCTGATGCGGTCAGTCAGTTCGTTTGGTATATTTAATTCTCCGTCTATGATACTTTTTAAAAAGTGTATCATCACAGTGAACTCTTTCCTGTCTGCCACTGTCTCGGGATCTATGCCGTGTTGCTCCATTGCATTCAACATAGCCTCAGACACGTCTACTAGTGCCTTGATGCTTGTGGAATGTTTGTCGAAGTGCGCCATTATGTTATAATTTTAGGTTTTGCAGGAACTTCGATCTTGCTGAATACTCTGTTGTACTCTTCAGCGATCTTGTCATTGATGTGTGCAATAGACACAATTTTGTCTGTCGCTATATCAAATGGTACGTCCTGTCGGGCAGTGGAGAAAAATGTACCAAATGCCAGGCCTTGTGGACCGTTCATCAGTACAAGTGCCTTTTCAATACTGACGTATGTGTCGGCCTTGCCTGTGTATTTCGCTATGACTTCCTCTCCTGAAGCCAATTTCAGAGTAACTAGATCTCCATCTTTTATTTTATCAAACATATCTCTTATTATAAACTATCCTGCGTGTTTGTCAATGTATTTTTTAAGTTCTTTGTCTTATACATCTGGTGGGATATGGTTGAAGAAGAATATCTGGTAACTGTCAGACCCATACTTGCCTATACCATGTAGGTCGCTGGCTTCCTTTTTGTCCCATGTTAGGTACTGTTCGGTCATCTTCCTGATCCTTTTTGATCTCACTTCCCACATGCCTAATGGCTTTAATATTTTCTGTTGTGTCTTTAACCTACCACGTAGGTATGCTTCGGGATTGGGATATCTGGCAAATAATTTTGGTAAGATGATTTTTACATGCTTACGATACGTGAGATTCAGGCACATCACACCCACCATGTGCTTCCATATCTTATGTGGCGCCTTAAGTTGTTGTTGCACCATGAGGTGATCCACCATTGGTTTATTCATACAACAATTTTATATTAAATTATTTTTTTGTCAACTGTCTGTTAACGAACTTCGCCAGGCCTTCGTAGGTATCTTGGAAAACATTTTTATGTTGTTTCCATTCCTCAGGCATTTTCCAATCTGGTATGTTTACTATGATCCATCTACAATCGGAGTGTTCAAAAAGTTTGTTAAATTGGTATATCCAATATCTTGGATCAACTGGTCTTTTGATATAAGTGTAACCCTTTGAGCCTTTGTAGATATTGTTAACATTTTCAGATTTGTTTTCTTTGCCAAGCCCCCAAAGATCCATCCCAACTAAAAAAATTGCCTTGGGTTTGAAACTCATGCCAACAAGTGCGGCAAACTGTCCAGTGCCCCAGTGGAATTGATCGTCCTGTCTTTTATCTCCTTCGTAGGGTAGGTCAGGAACTTTCTTTACATTAGGCCAGTATGCAAATTGTTGGTACCAATTTTCTCTTGTGAAGATTGTGGTATTTTTACCACATGTGTTTGCGGCTTCTTGGCACATATGCCTGTCACAGGCAACCACATACTCAAGATTGTGATCCCTAAACAGTGCATTACAGCCTACCATCGTGGTAACACTTTTCAACGGAGTAAGATCGAATCCACGTCTACTTTCACCGTTGCCTATAACACTTACATACTTGGTCATAATGCTATTTAATCACCCCTTTAAACAGCGTTAGAGCAACGTACACTGCTGGTAAAATTGGAATTGGAATAGTTGTACATGTCAGTCATTTTCGTTGATTAAATGCCATACGGTAAGATATTTGTCCCATGCTTTTTGCAGTGTTGGGTAACGTCTTCTCAGTTCAATTGCTTCAACTCCTACCATTTCCAACTCCTCATATGCTACTTGTTGGTCCTTGGCTTTCTGTGTTTGTTCAATTAATCTTTTTTCACCATTTCCTAACTGTTCATAAACAGTTTCGCCACCATCTGGTGATGTGTATATGGGCATGGGTCTTATTTTCCTGCTTATCTTCTTTTTGCGTTTGATTCTTTTTGCCATTAGTAATAGTCCCTATGGTCTGCATTTGGATGAGTGTATCTCATACCACCCTTTGGTTTAGCGTCTCCTTCGTGTCTTGGTATGAAATGGATGTGCGGCCACATGATAGTTTGCCCTGCACATTGGCCCATGTTCATGCCAACATTGAAGCCATCCATCTTGCCCTCTTTGACCCATCTTTCACCAAACTCATATGCCAAGCCGTATGACTTGCCAACATATTCTGGTGTGTTCTTTTTTGGTATGAATAATTTGTGTCCTTCTATGCAAGGATACTTGTCGTTAAACACGCCTGTATATTCTGTTTCATAGAAAGGAGTGTCGTTGCCCATCCAAGTGCTTTCCTCATAATGGTCTATGGGTTCATATGGCTTCTTGTAGATAGGTTTTTTTGATTGCATTTGTTTTGATTATTCCTATCCTTATATTACTAGAATTTGGCCTATGTTGCAATCTTATTTTTTCCCAGATTTTTGTTTTTGTCACTGACGGGTTGTACTCCCACAGGCCCAATAGGTTTACCAATGCTTTCCTGACCTTTTCAGCACCACCGTGTTTCTTACAGGTGTCTGACCTGCCAACGTGAACTATTTTGTTATCTATTTTTATCTTATACACACAAGGCAGTTTTATCCATTTGGTTTTGGGTGTCTTGCTGTGTTTGATTTTGAATCTCTCGACTGTATAAAGGTCGTTGATGGTGTACCAATTAATATCTAGCATTCTTAATGCCCAGTTGCTGGTAGACCTTTTGAACTTTTCTTGCTTGAAAGTAACAGTCCTCCAATGCATTGTGTAAACCAGTTCTTTTCTCATTGTGATCACGTGGTACAAGACTGAACAGTGTTCGAGAATCCCTGATCTGCCAGTACTGCCATGGCACTGGTATTCCTAGTTGTGCGTAGAAATTTTGTAGTATGGCATAATCAAACAACGGTCCTTGGCACCAGAAAACATCTACCCCTACACACCATTTGTTAATGGTTTTTATCATATCGTCGAGACCAATACGATCCTTGTCTCCCAAAGCCTCTTCCATGATCTCTGGGTCCTGTTTACCCCACCAATCCAGTGTGTCTTGCATGACATCTCTGCCCATCTCTGTCTGCGAGTCAACGTCCACACGGAAGTACATTCCTTGTGCGGGTTCTATAGTGGTGTATGGATCAAATTTCACACCACCAACAGTCAGTATGGTGGCATTGGGATTAGTAGATAAGGTTTCCAAATCTATCATTGCGTGGATCATACACAATTATACTATGGAAATGTGGTAATGTCAATTAGATCTCTGATCTAGAATTCTCAGGGTGGCCAAGGCTCAACTCAGGCTTACCGCCGTTGTCTATGAAATTCTTATATTCTGCGTAGTCTTTCTGTGACAAACAGTGTATCTCACCTGAGGAGTTTGAGTAAACTTCCTGCATGTATTTGCTCACGGGCATGGCCTGTGCCATGCACTGATCGTATGTTTGGAATTCGGCCGCATCAAACACTGCCTGACAGGCATCTTCGGCGAAACATATAATCATTACCATAAGGAATTTCATACAAATATTTAAATCATACGCAACAGAAGTTATACTATACTACTTCTTTTTTTTCTGTAAAGTACGTACTTTAGTTTGTAGTCTGATGAGATCGTTGTCCAAAAGTCTTACTCTATCGATGAGTTTGATCAGTGTGGCCGAGGTTGAAGACAGTCTTGGCGTGATCTCCGTTGTGATGAACTTCCATAGGAAGTAGATAAAGTATGCCAGGAAGAACACAGCGACAATGGGAAACCCATAGTCCTGTATTATGCTTGTGACTGTGAGATATTTGCTTGTTACTTCCATCAGTCTTTCCTCGCATCTGTTTTGCCGTCTGCTCTGGCCACCCGGTCTGTGTCTATAGTCAATCCAAGTTGTTCAGACACTTCCTGGTCAATTTTAAGTATGTCATTGTTCATGGTTTTTACTCTGTTGTCCAACTGTCCAATAACAGTTTCAATGAACTTGATAGAACTAACAATGCCGTTCAAGATGTATTTTATTATGAACAGTATAAACACACCCATTCCCACTGTAGCGGCAATGGGCAATCCTAGTTCTGCTACCAATTTAAAAAACTGTGTCATTATATGTGTATTTAACGTACCAAGGTGTACACGTTCACAGGTTCGGTTTTTCCCTTGACTGTGATGCTGTCTACAAATTCAAAAGGAAACTTATTGTCAATGACCTTCTTGGTGTTTTCTCCAACTATCAACGTGTGTCCCAGTGTCTTACTTGCACTCTCTAAACGTGCCGCAAGGTTTACAGAATCACCTATCACAGAGTAATCAAACCTCTGGTCAGACCCCATGTTACCAACCAATGCCTCACCTGAGTTGATACCTATACCTATCTTGATGTTTGGTAAATTTTCTGCGGTCAGTTGTTCGTTGAGCATGGCCAGTTCCGATTGCATTTGAGAAGCAGTCAGGACTGCTAACATCTGATGATCCGCTGTCTTGAGTGGTGCATTCCAAAATGCCATTATGCAGTCACCCATGAACTTGTCAACAGTGCCGCCATTGGCAATTATAACATTGGTCATACGTGTAAGGAACCTGTTGATCAGTTTTGTAAGTCCTGCTGGATTGTCCTTGTACTGTTCTGATATGGGAGTGAACCCTCTGATGTCACAGAACATGAAAGTCATGTATCTCGTCTCACCACCCAGTTTCAACAGGCCGGGATCTTTCTGTAACTTCTTGACCATCCTGGGATCGAGGTAGTGTTCAAACTGTTTCTTGATCTGTTGTCTTAGCCTGCTCTGTGTTGCGAAGTTGTTGTAGACCGAGTGTGCCCAAACCAAAAACACAGACAGCATTGTCCAAGAAGGATCGACCAGGAATCCTTTATTCGCGTAGGCCATGAACGCTCCGTAGGCCACTCCAATCTCAATAAAAAATAAAAGAGGCACTGCCAACAGCACACTGGTTCTCGGCAGTAGGAGTATCAACAGTAACAACAAAAATGCTAAGAATATAATCTCATACGTGTCTGCTTGTGGCACCCTGAATAGATAATGACCGGTCATTGCCGTGTCCAATGCCTGTGCTGTTATCATCTGATCCGTGGTTAGCCCATGAGGTGTGTACTTCAACACACTCAACCCAGCGGCATCCATTCCAACAACTACTATCTTGTTTTTGATCTTGTCTGCGTGTTCGCCACTGAACACCTGCTCGACAGACAGTTGTGTGTACTGAGAAGGGTCTGCGTAGTTGATGTACATCTCAGCATTGTGGTTAACCGGTATGCCTGCTTTCTTGCTGACCAGTATCTCTTCTATACCGTGCTGTTTTGCCACCACCTTTATCCTTTTGCTTTTGTTTATTATTCTGATGTTTTCCAATAACATGCTTGGGTATATCTTATCACCAACACGTATCAACGTGGGCATTTTCCTGACCACTGCATCTGGTTCTGGAGAGGT